TGTTGTAATTCTGGGCGCTCTGTGGGCTTGCAGAAATTGTTTCTGAAAGCGTCCATGTCTGTGCATCGTCTAATGATTTGTATATTTGAAAGTCATTTCCACTATGCCCACAAGCAACCCAGTTTCCGGCTCCGTCCGTAGCGAGGGATAAGTCTCCTACATAAGGCCAGCCTCCGAAGCCTGTTGTGTTTTGCCATGTCGTTCCGCCATCAGTAGATCTGTCAATTCCTCCGTTACTGATGGTTGCCCAAACTCCGTTTCCGTATTTCACGTCTCTCATGTTTTGTGTGCCGTCGCCGCCAAGGTCAGAAACAACTGTCCAACTATTTGCATCGGTTGGATCTGATGTTTTAACAAGACTGTTGATGGAGCCTCCGCCAGATGGAACAGTGGAGCACATCCATAAATCGTTTCCGCTTCCATCCTTTCCGAACGTTAAAGAGTTTGCCGTCTGCATAGTAACAGCAGAAGAAATCTGATAGTCCGTCCATGAGAGAGTATCTGTTGAATAAGATACTCTTTCGCCGCCGATTGCAACCCATAGTGCCGCTGATGGACGCCAAGTATCAAGATCTGTTGTTTGCTTAACCTCGCCGTCTTCTCTTCCGATCATCCAGGTTCCGCCTGCAATGTTTTCATAGTAGTTTACTTCACGGGGCAAGGACTCGGAGAAGTCGTCTGCAAAATTGGCTGTGACGGTGGAGGACCAGTTTGCCGTTGCGATCACTGATGCAGAGGTGCTATCAGCTTTAGAGACAAGGAGTACCCAACCTTTTGAGCTATAGTCAAGATCGTATACTTTTGAACCAGCTTCGATGACGGAATCGGAATCCATTCTCTCGGTTGCATCTCCTCCGGCGACTGGAATCGTGTATACTTTATTGCCACAGGCAAAACCGACAGAGCCGTCTGCCTCTGCATGTGCGAGGGCTGTGACTGAGTTTGATCCTGTGTGCATCAAAGTTACAACTGGATCGCCAGACGGAGTGCTAAAATAAAAGCTATAGAGCTTGCCGTTGTCTGTTCCAGCAATAAACTTACCAGAACCAACATAAACGGCTTTAGTGAAAGCGCCTCCGTGAGCTACTGGCGTTGAAGATAGGGTGGCGAATACTTCAACATCTGTCCCGCTCCATATTGCTCCTTTTGACACAACTACTACCATCACGTCGTTATTATCTGCATCTCCAAGTGCGACATCTACGATGTCAGTTATTTCTACTCCAATTGTCCAGTCGTTAGCCATCTTATTTCTTCCTTATAGTACAAAGCGACGTGCTTTGGCAATAAGTAGTTTTACAACTTTGAATCAGCGACAACTTTATTCATCGCAGCGAATAAGTCGGTGAAATTCGTTACTCCGAAGCCGTCTTCAACCATCATTGTTTTGAAATTCGTTTTTGCGAACTCTGGTTCAAAATTGTCGAGAGCAAAGTTAATCTTATTTTTGCTTTGAATGCTCAAAGAGGGGACATAGAGTTGCATTAGGCGATAATTCTCTCGAACAACATCTTGCTTCTCAATAATATTTGAATATGCCTTTACTTTACTTTCAGAATTCTCACAATACTCCAGAACACTATTGATATCATACTCTTTATCCTCAGACAAAAATGGAAGCCTTTTCTTGACAGTCGGAAGTCCAACGCCCCCGACTCCAGCGAGATTATCAGATTTATCTCCGACAATGGCACGGGCAATCGCAAAGTTCTTAGGATGGATTCCAAAGTTCTCGATCAGAGACTTCTTATTAACCACTTCTTTCTGAACGGGGCGGAAGACAACAGTCTCATCATCACACAATTGGTAAAAGTCTTTGTCAGAAGATACGATTACCTTTTGCCATCCATCATAGTTGGGATGTTGGACCACTGCGCTGATAATGTCGTCCGCTTCGACGGCAGGGAGCATGAGTTGGATAATGGGAAGTTCATTGAGATACTCGAATAGACGAGTTTGCTGCCATATCTTATTGGCGACTTGCTCCTTCTCCGACATATTGCTCACATCTCGATTGATGCGGATCGGCTTTCGTCCTGCTTTGTAGTCCTTATTCTGAGTCTTTCGCCTCTGAGAGCCTCCCTGTCCATCCCAGCAAAAAACAACTTCATCAGGGCGTATTTCTCGGATGAGTTTCTGAAGAGATTGAATTGTCCCCTTAACTCCTCCGATTGGCATTCCGTTTGTCGATAGACTCGGATTTACAATAAAGTTGCGAAGATACAGGTTTAACGAATCTATCACTAACAGTCTTTTCATTTCTTTGTCCATTCCTTCATTGGATAGTGATCCACATATCCCTTCTTAATCTCATTCTTCAAAAACGAATCCATAATTCTCTTTGGGTTCGTCCATCCAAACACTTCCCAGAAAACAGGGACTTGTCTCCCCAAGCCCTCGTCATAATAGGACTCGAACCGCTTGTGTAAGATTCCGTCAACGCCGGATGGCTTCTTCTTGTCATAATAGTTGATAACCAAGTCACCGAGTCTTAGCTTAATCTTCTTGCTCATATCTTCAACCTCTCTAAGGTTCCGTCATTTGTCGTATAGTACACTTTTCGAACTCCACAGTGTTCCAGGGCTGAGAGGCACATATGACAGGGCTTGGAGTTTCTTAACTCTCCGGCTCTATTCACTCTTACAACATACATCGTTGAGCCAGAAGTCACCGTCCTATCTAAGCCGAGAAGGCATCCAAGTTCCGCATGCTGTGTTGCGTGTCCTTTGTCCCGTCGGCGAAATCGTTGTCCAAAGCGAGCATGAGCATTTCGATTAGAACTTACATTTATGACGTTATTTCCACGGACGAGGACGGCACCGTGTCGATGCATATGCTCAGAAGAACTCAATGCCACTCTCTGTGCAAGCTCGACGAACCTCTTCTTTCTGCCAGTTATATCCATGTATATAATATAACACAGACACAAGGCTCTGTCAAGTACTTCTATCGATGATTATGGCGATGACGGCGCTTATGATTTCGGCGCTTCTGAGGATGAGCAGGATGTCGTCTGCCTTTTACCCAGCGCTTATATGTCGATGGATATCGGGAGAGCAAATATCGCTCAACTGTCTGGATCTCCCAAGCTCCTCGGATCCAGACGCCATTGTTTCGATAGTGTCCTGGTTTCCAAACCCAAGCCTGCACCATAACATGAGGTGTCGCGTGAGGCGATTGGTGTACTTGATGAGTGGCGTAAGATCTGTGAGCATGGGTACGAACGGGTGGGTTCGGGTGAGCCTGTGCAACGCAACTCGTTAAAAATGCCACAAATAGAATTGCTGTAGTGATTCTTTTCATTAGTTTTCTACTCCTTCTTCGTCTTCGTAAAAGTCGGAAGCGTTACCTTCCCGTTTATCAAACTTATGGATGACTTCCTCGTCCATAATGTCGTATACTCTTTGACGAAACACATCGTCTTTCATTCGATCAAGCCAGGTTGCAGATTGAAATTTGTTTCCAAGAACATTTCCACTGGAGTCGAGAAGGGAGTACCATGCTCCGGATCGTTGCAAACTATTCGATCCTCCGACAGCATCGAACAGACTCTCGTCGTCCATAATGCCGATGGTATCGTCGCCCCATAAAATCTGGAAATTACACTGCCTACCTTGGGTTCCAAAACGGGATTTCTCCAACCTTACCTTAACTTCTGAGCCGATACGGAATCCATTATTGTCTAAAACAAAGGATGCCTTGGCTTTTCGACCAGTTAGCCAGATTCGTAAAGAATAGGCGTAGATCATCGCTTTGCCGCCGGGTGTGACATATGGTGTAGTCATTGCCTCGGAGGGAGAGCGGGTAATGTTCGTCTTCAATTGATTGAGGACGAGGAAAGTGCATTGAGCATTTGCAATTGGCACAGTTAATTTCGACATCGCTTTTGCAAGGATACGAGGCTTCACTGCCATCGATGACTGAGGGTTGAAATCCCCTTCGATATCGGAAACAGCAGGTGTCAATGCCAGAGAGTCCCAAATGAATAACATTCGATTTTCATTGTTTGCGAGCAAGTCCTCAATTGTCTCCAAAACGAACTCGACAGATGCAGCTTGCACATAGAGAAGTCGGTTCAAATCGCATCCGATCTTCTCAAGGAAGGCAGGATCAATCGCAGATTCTGAATCGAAATAGATGACATCGATTCCCATCTTCTGAGCATTGGCGGCGACTTGGGCTGCCATATAGGACTTGCCCGTTGCCTCTAAGCCAGCTATCTCAACAATCTTTCCAACAGGGATGCCTGAGAGCTTTCCTCGACAAATTATAGAATCCAACCATCGGGAGCCAGTTGGGATCCAATCTTTTACCTCTGTCGGATTCTCCTCGGTTAAGTTGTGAGCGACATTAATGCCTGCTCGTTTATTCACGAGGGCACGCATATCTGTCATGCTCAGTTTGCCCGCTTTTGCCTTGTTTTTAGCTCGCGCCATTATTGCTCTCCGAATAAAATGTGAGGCACCTGATGTCCCTGTGCCTCCCTGTGGGTGAGTAGCGTCTTTTGACAAAGGGCGTTTATATCCCGCTACTCAGTTCGATGGAGTGGATCAGGCTCCCATTAGATCATTGAAAGCGGCATCAACAGAAGATACAGCATCAGTTGTCGATGTGGTGGTAGTGGAGGTAGTATCAGTATTTTCTGATTCTCCAGTTTCCGCATCATCGCCAAGAAGATATGCATCCAACAAGGTGCCAACTTCTTCTGGTGTCTTGCGCTCGAATAAGGCGTCGAACTCAGGAATTCCTTCGAGGAGTTCCGTACACTTTTCGTCGCCACCGACGGCTTCGTCACATAAGACGGAAGAGCGACGGCGTGGGGTAAGTTTCGTTTGTGGGAAACTTGCTCCTGCGGGCTTTCCGTAATGAAGGACGAGATCCGTTCCAGAATCGACATCAGTGATATCGCCATATTCTGGATTTAAGACAAGATTGAGCAATTGCTCATATACCGTCTTTCCATATCCCCAGATACGGACACCCTTTTCTTCCTCACCTCGGACGAGGACAGGGGAAAAGAATCGTTGGCGAGCCATAAGGTTTTTTGCAGCCTTAATTGACTCCTCAGTTCCCTCGTTGAAAAGCTTGCGAACGAAAGTATCGAGAGGATCGTCTTCGCCGAAGTTCTTCTTTGGAGAGAGGAATCCGGGATTATTGCCCACGTTGTAGTGGAACCAGTAATCCTTGAAGGGATCTCCGTCCGCAGTAGGAACGATTCGGATCGTTTGTTCTCCGTCTTGTGGACGCCAGAACGAGCTACTGTTGCCGCCTCGGTTCTCCAAGGCTTGCTTGCGAGCCTTCATTTTATCAATATTAATTGCCATTGTTGTTCTCTTCCTTCTATTTTTGTTGTGGCTGGTTTGCCTATAGTCAAGATGATAAATCTCTCACCTTGCTAAACTCATTATAACATGGACTACAAGTCCTTTCAAGCCTTTTTTTGACTTTTATCTATCTGTCGAAATAATCGTGGTCCATCGGAATACCAATGATGAACCCACCTGGAGCCTCGCATTGACAACTCGTGTCTGTGTCGAGGGCGATGAATTGCGTCCCAAGAACACGGCATGAGAGTTCGCAGTGTCCAACCATTCTGCCCATATCAACGCCGTTCTCGAATACTTTCAGCGCAGCAAAGGTTCCGATAGCGGAAAAGATTGCCATTCCCATCACTCGTCTCCAGTGGTTTTTCGTAAAGCTCAAAATTGCTCCGAGGGCTCTTAAAATCATTTTATCTCTCAATTGTTTGTTTTATTGGTGTTGACGACAAGATATCCGTAACTTTGCTCATACGTTGTCGAGTGAATCTGAAATGCCGTCTTGATATCTTCTTCTCCGACGTTCTTGCTTATCCCGTCAGTTAGTTTTCTCAGAAGGGTTCCATCTGTCTCAAGAACTTTCCGATTAACAGCATAATAGTAGCACTTTTCGGAAACGTTTTCAAGAGGAAAGAGCAACTTTTCCTCTCCAGTGTCCACATTAACAACTCCAACGGTGCTTATCTTGGTGATATCGCTGGATTCGAATGGAGTGTCGTGGACTGCCTTCTGGTGGTCATAAACATTGATCATATGAAACGTTGAGACGATCAAATCATTAAGCTTGTCATAATATCCGAAAACCGGAACGTCTCCAAGAACCGATTCAACGATCTTGTTGTCAATCAGATAGAGCCTCTCCATCATTCCTGAGCGAGCATATTCCTGAAGGACGTTCCTAACAAGACGCTCCTGCTCTCGATTAACAGATCCAAGGAATTCGACATCAGGCTTAACATAGAGGACGCTGATGTTCTTTTTCATCTTTGACAACTGTTCGAGAATCCTCAAAGTTGCTCCGGAGATCATTCCTGATCCAGAAACAACGAATAGGACATCGTTTGTCGCAGATTTGAAGAAAGTCTTCATCGATGGAACTTTACTCTCATACATCTCTGGAGATGAAAGTCTTTTAAGGAGCTTTGTTCTCTTGGCATCTCTGTTTAGATCCTCAGAGTCAATTTTAAACACTTTGTATTGAGGATATTTGGAAAATGCATCGGCGATTGCACATCCGGCTTTGCCGAGTCCCACTATTGTGTCCATTCTATCTCCTTCATTGTCCCGTAAGTCTTTCCAGCGCTCAGATTTACTTGGAATTTTCCAAAAGTTGTCTCCGAGAACAGAGAAATTAGTTCTTCGAGAACTTCTCTATCGGAATCGTCAAAGTCAATAACAATACTATCATGAAGCGTGAAAGAAATAAAGGATTTTCTATTTTTTAGAATCTCGGCGAGTTTCATTGCCTTCTTAAGCACTAAGTCGCTTGTCGTGCTTTGAATTAAATAGTTCAATGCGTGATGTCTGTCTGCCTGGATTACTCTTTTAAATGGTGTGACAACAACCTGTCCGTTCCAAAACTTCTTCAAGACACCCTCTCTATCATATGCCTTCTCAGCCGAGAGTTCTTTTGCCTTTGAGCCATAAAGCCAAGAAAATACACGCTTCTTTGCCTGCTCTCGGGTTACAGCCCCGGCGTAGACATTATCAACATTCCATTGATGGATGTCCATCTGTGGCTGCTCCTTTCCGCCAAGGGCGAGCAACACTCTAAGCTCTGCAGCGTTATAGTCCAATTCAACGAAATAGTCGTTCGATGGCTTGAGGATTTTCCGGTAATCTGAATCCAATGTCATTATCGGAAAATAGCCCTTGTTGGCTGTGAGTCTGCCCGTCTTTGTTCCAAAGATGTTGTATGAGATAAATGGTTTATATTGTTTGCTTTTTTTGAGAAAGTTGCGAACCTTCAACTTGTGACTGTCTCGTGCGAGAGATGCATAGTCAAGATTCAATCTTTGCTGGGAAATCTCATACGCGAACTCGGACATACTTCGCATGAAATCATAATTGGCTGGCTTGATCTCGCTCTCAATGATATGCTTTGTAACCCTGTTCTTAACTTCGCAATATTCGAGAAGGAACCGTTGAGGAACGATGTCATAAAAGCAATTGATGTCGAGGGATATCTTTGCTGTCGAGAATGACTTGTGGAATGCCCTCAGACGGGCGGAGATTGCCTCCCACCGGGCTTTGATAAAGTCAGGACAAACTTCATCGATAGATTTGTTTCCGACGAACAGAGAGGCTATGAGAGCATCATTTTTAGAAAAAGCAGGGTTGTAGTTCCAAGTCGCACTTACAGCGTCGAAATCGAACTCTTCGCATTCGTAAATTAGCTTCCCATCATGGTATACGCCAAGACAGTGCTTCTTATCGTCTAATGTTTGGACTATCAATTATGTCTATTTTGTTTTAGTTTTGGTATCGTACTTGTAATTTGCCAACTGAGTGATATTCGCTGGATATCGAAACTTGTTGAACACCTCATTAATATAACACTTGGCTCTATCGATGTCAATGCTTTTTTTCAAATCTTGTGCATTTTTTATCACTTTGCTTAGATTATGCTCATTTAGAGGATTTCTAAGTTCATAATTTAACATCTCAATACAAGTTGTCAACCAATAACTATCGCTGTAGCTTGCTGGGTCAATCTTGTTTCTCTGAATAATATCCCGCTCCGATTTCCCGCAGATGATCTTGGTTGCGGAAACTGGGATTGGCTTATTGTTTGTCAAAAGCCCTTGGGATTCGAGAGAGTATTTATTCAAGTGAACTGAGCCTCTTTTCTTGACAATGGATTTAACCGGATAGTCGGTAACATAACTGTTGTAGAACTGAGCGAGATAGATTCTGATGAGATCATAATCGGAATTCTCTGCTTTATAATAATACGTCTCGAACAAAGTGTCAAGTGTTAATCCAAATTCACTCATATATTCTTGCATCGCCGGGGAACCAATGTCGGCAACGAGTCTTCCTGGGTAATCGATGTCTGCCATAAATCCAAACTTCTTAAGAGCCTTCATATAGAAGTCGAAGTTCGGATTATCGTAAAAGTTAATATCCTTGTTTTCGTCGCTTGAATAGTCTATCTTCGGACTAATCTCGATGGCGAGTCCAGTTGTGGACAGAGGACAAGAAGTGGAGAGGATAAAAGAAGAGCGACTTAATTTGACGACGCCACCCTTTGTCTTGAAGAGATGTTTCGTGGAACGGATGAAGTT